TTTGCCAATTTATCAATACCCAATCGTTGAACATCTCGGGCTTGGAATTGTAAAATTGCAGCCAGTTTAACTAATTCACCAGCTTGTTGAATCCAGTGTAGTTCCAGTCGGCCTTTCGAACATTTTGGGGCCTTGTCCAAATCCACTCCTGCTTGTCTCATGGCCTTGATGGTCAGTTGAATGCTGCTCACAATAAACTCCATGCCAAGATAACTCGACTCCATGTTGATGGTTGGATGAAGAGGGGGCTGAACAGTGGTCGTAGAAGACTTGGATGGGGTTTTAGATGGTTGAGTTGCCACGGCTTGTACTGGACGGACTCGATTGACCATTGGTTGGATAAGTGTGGATCTCCGAGCAGTTGCTGCCAAAGGCTTCGGTGGTACTTTAGACGTCTTGACCACCATAGCTTGCACTGGGCGGACATGGTTCAGCAATCGACTTGGCCGAACGGCCATGGGAGTTCGAATGGGCTGCTTCCAAACCACGGACTTGCCACGAATCTTGGGAGGAATATACATCTTGGGTCGCTGAATAGACATTCTTGAAATTTGTGGTGTTAAAATACACAACATCGATTTTTATTGTGTGCCATTGCATAGAATTTTCCTAGCAATTTCTGATCTATTTTTAACTCGGTCGCGCGTCTCTATAAATAGTCCAACTATCAAATACATAAATATACCCGAAACTGGTAATAAAAAAACCCAAAACCATAATGGTGTATCACAACTCGCCATTTATGTATTACCCATAAGAAAATTCAAATATTTCAATTGTTGTATGTACATATTATGGACGGACAACCCATAAGAAAGTTTGGACATTTGGCTATCCATCATATAACACTTCTTTTTGAGTAGTCAAATTACTCTTGTGTAAAACAGCTCCTACATGTTCGAATGAAGTTTCTATTTATATCTTTAACAGAGAGAGCGCTTCATAGCTCATTTAGCACTTCATTTGGACATGTAGTACACAAGAGTTTGTAATGGATACCACTGCAGTCGTGTCCATTACAATACACGCATTCTTGACCGAGCCTGGCCAAAGGTGCTCGTCTTAAGAACGAGTGATCATTAAGATCTCGTGGGTTCGAATCCCACAGAATGCAATCTATTTTTTTAGTATTTTTTTCATTAACCAACATAACCCATAACTATATCAGCAAGATCTGGAATTAAATATTTATCCAACTGTCTTGCTATCTCATCTTTATATCGTTCGTAAAAAATGATAAAATTACGACCATAATATCGTAGTCTTGTCATTTCTGCATAACAAAAACGAGGATCATGGACAATTAAATGACATGGAAATGCAAAGGAATCAAACATTTGCAATACTAAATCCAATGTCAAACGCTTTTCTTGAATTAATTGACATAATTTATTAAATAAATCAGACTCCTTGTATCGCATACTGACACGGGTGTGCAAAAGTAACCATCTTAATAACGATGAAGGTGGATGCATTTCAGAAATTGGATAAAAAATGTCAATGACCATCTTATAAAAAGCATCAAAATCAATGATCGTGTGATTATACATCCAACGACCCTGCACCACCCGTTTGAATGCAGCATACTGCCCACCATGAAATAACATACCTAACTGATCTTTACAATGTTCATAATCTGATAAATTGAATGAAGTAATCATTTATTATTTAAAAAAGAAAACAAATTAAACATACACCTTTCGACCCTTATATACGTAATAACATCCACCTCTGGGACCCTTATGGATCTTTCGCTTACGCTTTCTGAGACGACGACGAGGCGGACAACGCTTACGCTTGGACTTGGCCACTAACTTACGTCGGCGACGACGCTTGGGGGCGGCGGTCTTGCGTTTAGGAGCAGCACGCTTGCGACGGACCACGCGACGACGCCGACGTCTCTTCATAGGTTTGGCACGACACATCATACCACCATTGGAAAAATTCACTAAACTACACACACTTTGTCCCGCACACTCACCAATAGGGATCTTACCACAATTGGAACGGCGAAAAGCAGGTTTGCGGGGTCTAGGACGACCAAACGGACGACCCTTAGGAAACATACGACATTGACCGCGCTTTGTCCACTGGCAACCTGATCCACGACAGGCACCCTGAGATGGGATGAACTTACACTGCTTCTGATTAGCAAATGTCGTTGGGGCACCACCCAAACCAAGAGCACTTAAAATACCAGACATTCTATATTATCTAATAGAAAAGAAAAAAAGTTTGTATTTTATTTTTTCTTTTTTTAACACACTTCATCATTTTTTTGATTTAAAAAAATAAATTACTTGCGAGAACGGCTCTTACGGCAACCCTTGGGCGGGAGACGCACGTACACCTTGTACTTCTTGCCACTCTTGGAGGTCTTCTTGTAGTACGGGGACCCAGTCTTACCCTTCTTATAAAAAACACGGCACTTACCACTCTTCATCAGACGCTTGCCAATCCGGATCTCTTTCTTCTTCTTCAGACCCACGCGTCGTTTGCGGACAACACGTCGCTTACGAACGGGTTTCTTACGGCAATGGGCACCAGCTCGCTTACTCTTTTTCACGCGGCTACAAGGTTTCTTGCATTTACGATATCCCTTTCTGGAACAGGCAGACATTTTCAATAGTTATTATATTCCAATAAAAAAATTACACGAAACAAAATTCCATTATTTTTTTTCATACACCAAAACAAGAAAAAAATAATTCGTATTCAAATAGTATACATTGGTGTAAACAAATGGATTTCTTCGGTGCATATTTCCGCCATGTAGACAAGAACCTCCAGAATCACTTTCACCAACAGCAAAAAAAGAATGAAAAAAAGAAAAAACATAACAAACCAAAAAATGAATTGAAAAATGAATGGGAACTAACAGATACTGAAATGTTTATTTTATTTTTACCTTGATTTCCTAATAAATGAGTGATTTTAATTATTCAGAATCAGAATCAGAATCAGAAAGTGAAAATGAAGTTGAAAAACGCATATTAAGAAATGCTGAATTTTATGGTGAGCGTTGGTGTCGTAGAGTTCATTTGGCATCAATTAATGAAAATCAACAATTAAAAAATGAATTAGAGTTATTAAATCATGTGCCATATGATGAATTGATTAAAACTTTATCAAATAGAATAGAAACATTAGAACAAGAACTTGCTACTATTAAATATGGACCAGGGTCACAAACGTATGAAAGAGCAAGAAAACATTTTAAACAAGTGCGAAAACAATTACGAACAATCAAACCACATCCCCATTGGACATCTTCGTCTTAATGCATATCATGATCCATGTTATGATTTAATCTTGAATCTTCACTGCGAAATTCAGTATTGATGGACACCTCACGTTTGTTATGAGCAGCCGCAGCACCATGCACTACCGGAGTAAAACAACGAGCGGTTGTATCGTGACGAGCATATTGAGAACGACTTTCACTTGGTGTTCGTTCAATGCGGACGCCATTTTTACAAATGTGTACAAACGGTTGTGCGTGGTGCTTTTCAGTTCGCGCAAAAAAATGAGGATCGTGATAAATCTCAAATTCTGCAGAACGAAAAGGATCCTTCACATAATTTTTGTACAATGGTTTCATTGTGTGTGGTACAGAAAATTCCTGGTTGTGAAATGTTTCATTTTTAAACTGTTCATCTCTATCTTCATATACACGACGACTCATGTTTGTTTTAGTATACATCAATACAAAAAAATATACAAAGACACCACAAATCAAAATGACAGCAGCAACATTAAAACATAAAAAAAAGAGACGACGACGAAAAACAAAGAAAAAGAATAAATTTTGTAAGGCAAATGATTGGTTAAATAAATGGGGTAAAAAATGGAAAAAAGTCATTGCTAAACCAATAGAGTATATTAAATTGAGATACCCCAAATGGATTGCATATGCTCATAAGAAAAAAAAAGATGATCAACAATATCCACCAGATACACGTTTATTAAATGATTTATTTAAAAAACAACAAGCACAACTGTTTTTTCAACACACATCAATGCTTTTAAGACAAGCTGGACAACCACACCCAATTCTTATGTATTACTTTGTTTCGTTTAATTTATACCAATGGCAATCTGTTTTCCAATTAATTCGATGTTCCCCCGATTTTAAAGATACTCGATTTGCTCGATGCAAACACTCTTTTATTCTTCAATACCAACAAACCTTTCGAGCATTTCTACGATTTATTAAACTTCATCATGAATGGTCTTCTTTCTGGTGTTTATTTGAATTAATGATGAATCAATTCGTACATATTCCCATTCGATTTTGTTCACGATGTAAAGATGTGTATAAAAAACCACAATGCGATTTTCATGTTTATATGTAACATTTAGTTAGATGAACGAACATCATCCTGAAATAAAAGAAATGGAAGAAAAGAAACCCATGGAAAATACAGAATCATTAACTGTCTTTGCTAATCCCGAACGATTAAAAACAAAAGATGAACAAGAAAAAGATCTTGAACTTGCCAAAGCTAGTATTGTCCGTTCGAAATTTGCTAATGCAGGCGATCTTTCTTCTGAACTATCATCTCCAAGCGATTCTACTGATATATCGGTTCGTCCAACACACACAAAAAGACGAAAAAGACAACCTGTACGTCGACGACGAAGACCCATGCCATCTCGCGCAACTTCTTCGTCATCTGACATTTCAGATGCAGAATCTATTTCATCTGCAGATTCTTCCTTGAGTGTTGTTGATGTTTCACCAACACGACCATCTGAAAATCCCATCCGTAAAAAAGCAATGCTATTAGCTAAACTCGAACGAAAACAACGGTTGTCGGGGATTCAAATTAAAATTCCATATGATGGAACCACTGAAGATTTAGAATTGATGTGGGAAAAGGTGAATTATGAAACACGGGCCGAAAAAGCTGTTAAATTATATAGTCAATTGCTTGTTTTTACTACGGGAATTATTGAAACCTTAAGTACAAAAATTGAACATATTGATCTTGATCTAGATGGATGGAGTCATCAAGTCTACCAAACAAAGAGTGATTATGATGAATATCTATATGATATCTATGATATGTATGGTGCCCATCGCCATATGAATCCAATTATTGGTCTTACATTTGCATTAGCGGGCAATGCTATGATGTATTCAATGGCACGAAAGGTTGTGCGAGGCGCAACAAATGCATCATTGAATAATAGACGTCAATCAAACACAGGGTCATTTAGAAATAATGTATCTGTCCAACGTGGGTCCAAAATGGCTGGTGGTGGTGATGCCAAAATTGATAAATACCGATTTTCAACACCGGTGTCACAATTAAAACCAGTTGGTAATTCCACTGCAGACATGGCAGGCAATGCACGTAGTACATCTGTGATGACAGGACCACCAGGTCGACCTTCAATGTCTGGACCCTCTATTGGCGGTGCAGGTGGGGGTGGTGTAATGTCCTTTATGAAACCTAATATTGATGGAATGGGTTTAAGTTCAGGTCTTGTCGGACAATTTAAAAAGGCCGATGATCGAACGGGGGGGGTTGAAAATTCAGCTTTAAAAGGATCCAGTGGTGGTTTATCTAAATTGACTGGTGGTACGTCTGTTTTAGATGCATTGCGTGAAGATGAAGATCGAGAAGCTGCTGCTGCCGCTGCCTCCGCTGATGCTTCTTCTAATTCCACTAATACACCTGCACCAATGAAATCAAATGTTAGAACACGGCAAAATAATACATCGTCCAAACCAAAATCTAGAGTTACCTTTGGGTGATGATTTTGTTGTTGGGTCTTGATGTATCACCATACCATGATTTGGATCACCAAATACATATTTGAATATATGCTTGTTACGTTTCCTCAATGATTTCCTTGGTTGTTGATATCCATTGGATAACCGGGGTGTAAATGTAAAAGAGACGCCTTTACCCATTACCACAAATACAACTTTTGAAAAATAAAAATGTCCGTCACTATTTTATGTTACATTCGTTCAAATAAATGTATGCTCAAAAAATGAAATGAAAAAAAAATCTTTTAAAATTCAAATGGAAGACTGGGCTTTAGAAGAAGCTCAAATGGATCCTCGTCAATTCTTTGAAGAGGAAGCTGCTCATTCAGGCAATGAGGAAGAAGAAGAAGAAATTGAAGATGGATTTGATGAATATGAAGAAGATGAAACATCTTCGAGTACATTAATATCCCAATCCCAATCACAATCACAATCACAATCAAGCCAATCTCAACGACCAATTGGGTCTGTTGTACAAACTCGTTACAAACGGTTTTTTTCCAGACGAGAACGCGACCAAATGCGTGCAACCTCTTCTAGTAGAAAACGTGTGCGAGTTGCACCTGACGTTGTTATTTCCCCACCGGTACCCATACCGGCACCCATACCAGCACCAGTAGTTGTTCCTGAACGACTTACCCCTGAAATTCTAAGGGAAATGAAATTACAAGACTTTGAATTGTTTCTACAAGAACAAGGACATGAAGAAATTATTACTATCTTACACGCATTGACACCGTTGTCAAATGTACAACAACCACACTTATCAACCACGTGCATTGAACGCGAGTGTACCAAATGGTTCCCAGCACATCTTGGGACATCTGTCATGGATATCGAATCACAATTTACACTATATAAACTCATGTATCTCAAACTACTTATTTTTGCACAAGAATCACCCATGTGGCGAGATGATGAAAAGAAAAATGAGGCTGAACAATTGTTCAGCATATGTATTGAACGTATTCGGATCATTGCTAAACGACGACAAAATGATGCTCGTATGTATCAAACATTTAGTAGTGTCTTTCGATCCAAATATTCACTCATTCCACGTTCCTCTCTGGATAAAATGACTGATGAAATGACCGATTTTCAAAAAACCCTTGATATTGTATCTTTCAATCTTCATCAGGACAAATTACGTATTCGTAATGGTACATTATACTGTCCCATTTTTGAAGATGGACATTTTCGTGGAACATATGCACGATACAAAACACTGCAAAAGTATGTCAGTGGTCTTGCGCGTACACCATTATGCGAACTTCAACCATTTTTAGTTGCTACACCTAAAATGCCTGAAAACGTGATCAACAATTTAATTGATGGAATGAACTGTGGACTCTTACCCGAATATGATCCACATCCACGTATTATCACATTTAAAAATGGATGGTGGGATGGACGACAAGCACCACCCAAATTCTATCAATGGCATGAACAAAAACTCGATGATGTAGCCATCAAATATTTTAGTGAAGATTGTCATATTCTTCCTGAAGTCTTTGAAACGCCTTTCTTCAAAGATGATTTATCCTTTTATGAACGTAAAGAAACTGATGAAGAAGATATTGATCCTGAACAATATGATTGGTATATTCATATTCCAACTCCTGCCATTGACTCCATCTTTGATTTACAAATCATGACGGATGAAGAAGCTGCACGCTCAGGTCAAGATATTCCAAAATCTGCCCGATGTGAAGACGCAGAAGATGTCAAACGATTCATTTATGCCATGCTTGGACGAATGTTCTTTGAGATTGGCGAATGTGATAACCTGCAAAAATTCATGTTCTTTGAAGGTGAATCAGGTACTGGCAAATCGACCATTCTAAACCTATTTTCCAAGATCTTTTCACAAGACTTTATCTTTAATCTCTCTTCCAACACGGAAAAACAGTTTGGTCTGTACAATGCTGTTGGGAAACGTATTATTATTATGCCTGAAGTCACCAAAGACTTTGCTATGCCATTGGCAGAATTCTTGAGTTTGGTCAGTGGTGAATGGATGTCTGCTGCAGTTAAACATAAACGACGAACCGTCGATTTAAAACCACGTGCTCATATCCTTGGCGCTGGAAACAATTTTCGCGCTTTCCCCGATCATCGTGGTGCTATCAAACGACGTCTCATCCCCGTCATGTTCACCGTCAACCCGTCACCACCAAACCCATCCCTTTCACGACATTGTGAATCCGAATTGCCTATGTTCATCATGAAATGCATCACCGCCTATTTCGCCTTCTTGGAATGGCGACAAGATCGTGGACTCAACTCCAAGGATTTTGATAGCATCTGTCCCGAATATTTTAGGGCATGTGCCAAAGTCTTCTCTGGTGAAGTGGACCCCCTTCAACAATTTTTGGATGAAGGACCCTTTCAACTTGATCCTGAAGGTCTTTATCCCCTCAAGGAGTTTCAGGAAAAATTCCGCGAATTTTGTCGCCTACGTCGCATGAAACAAAAAACTTGGCACCATTCCCTATACACTAACCCATTCAAGGAACGCAATCTTACTCTAACCAGCCGTATTCGCTATGGTAATGGATTGCGAGGAAAATGTATTAAAGGTTTGACATCAAATGAACCAAGTCTTGATGATGACGATGGACCTTCTTTTGTTTAAATTACCAATTGACATATTTTTATTTCAAAAGTACAATCATGACAAGAACAACCACACCAATTTCAATGATATGATCTTGTGGGTTTTGCATTACATCACCAATAAATTTTTGTGCATCAAACCTTTTTGTGTCTTTTGAAGCCGCATGCGCCGATGACGACGACGAAGAAGAAGATTGTTCCTTGATAGAATTAAAACAATCGTCATTTAGTTCCGTTCGTCCAATATCAATACTACCGCCTGCATTCAAGTCCAAAATGTTCACACATGTCGCTGGACATCCAATACGATGTGAATTCTTTTTCAAAACCTTTGATGCGTTTTTTGCCAACGCCGCTTCACATCTCGCACCACCACAATCCACACGAAATCCTGAACCATCGACCAAGACACGTCGTAGTGCAGGCGGTAATGAAATACAAGCACATTCAGGAGATTCTGGAAAGGCTTGACAATGATCCGTAATAGCGGATTGACACCATGCGGGGCGGTCTTTTGGGTTGTCGCATGTGTTTCGACAACGTTTATCATTGATCAGATTTTTGCCTTGACGACAAAAGTTTTCAACAATCTTTGTATTTGAACAAGATGTTGAAAATACACGAGGATTGGCAGGATCAACTGCACAGTCTTGAGGGTCACAAAAGGATTCAAGTGGGATCCTTGATTGATGTGGATATCCTGCACAATGAAACCCTAATGCAGTACCTCTCATCTTTTCTCGCATACACGACATATCAATTTTACCAAATGCACCATCACATTTAATATCTTTGATACGTTTAGACTCTTCACATAAAGCATTGCGATTAGCATCACTCTTTGATGTATATGTTCGTGCTTTATTTAATGTAGATTTCTTTGGATCTGGATCACAACATAATTCTTTTGATTTCTTAGGCCATTTAACAACACAACAATGTTTATCGTCATTGGCACATTTACGATATCCATAACCTGTTCCCTGAATTAATTCACATTCACTTGTTGTCCATTTTCGACCCCCTTTTTCCACCTCACGACGAATGTCCTTTTTGTGTTGCTTTATTGTCCATCGCGACTCTTTGTCCTCACGACTAGCTATATGATTTTGAAATGCTACATTCGCTTTGATATACCCAGAACGGTTACAAACGTTTTGATTTTTTCCTAACGCGCCTGATTCTGACATTCATTATTTAAACAATATAAATTTATTTACGACATATATGGTCTATGTTTGTAATATCTTGGAGTTTTTGAAACTCGTACATGTAACCAAGGAACTTCAAGGCCAGATGTTGACAGCCATATTGGACGTACAGATGACAAAGCGCGCCCGTACTCTACAGCAACAAGTTTCCAAAGTGATGCTTGCTGAGCTTTGTTCGCATGTCTATTGAATTCTGCAATGTTTGCAAAACGAGCATTTCCACCAGTGTTCTCTGGGATTATCAATCGCGTTTTTGAAGGAGAATCAAAAGATATAGCACCTCGGCCCCTTACCCCCTGACGCTGAATTTGATTGATGCGTGTAAACCGCGATATATTTGCACGATTTGTCATTGGGGTATTTACCAGCACAAATTCAAATGATTTGTGGGTGTTTTGAGAATCCATCCGAGGGGTTTCCCATACATATGTCCGAAAACGATCATCATCCAATGCTTCGTGCATTTTTGTCAACATTTCTGGATTGGACTCCACTAAATATCCAATAGCCTCAATTGTAGATATGTTAAAAACAATTCGCGTAGTTCGACCGTTCAATCGTTGCCGTTGAAAATCAATAGTGACTTGAGTAGGCCGGCGACGTTTTATTTGACTCGATGACGACGATGAAGGTCTGCGCCTAACCCGACCCGATACTAATGAAGGTGGTAATGGAGGAAGAGACCGAACACGGCTTGATGATGACGACGAACCACGAAATCTTACTTCTGGGGGGGCTACTGCAAAACGACCTCGTTTTACACGACGGTCATATTCGTCAAGAACAGGAGATACATTTAATATAATTTCACCATTCGCTGATAACAATCGATTTGGAATCAATATTCTTCCTGAAATATCATTAACAGAACTAGAGTCTCCAGTCAAATATAATTTCTGTGATTCAGATACAAATAATAAATCAGGACTTTCATCAGTCAATAATTTAACAACATCTAAAGACGCAAGAAATCTATAATTATTTAATCTCATTAGACGAGAGGATGTACCCATCATTGACCGACCATTTGGTTTTAAATAGAAATTAGAATTCATTGCGACATGCAATCCAAATATTTCTTTATCCATACAAAACGACCGTTTTTCCCTATTGTTCTGATCCGTTATTTTGACCACTAATATATTTTCAAGAGGCATATTCCGCATTTTTCCTTCACAATCCCGTTCGAAGTCAATACCAACGACTTCACCTGATCCCATTCGTATATTTTCAATTTTTGGTACAACTTCTTCTTTTACTTCTCTCCGAGACATTGTTGCTTTTCTTTATTATTTAAACAATAAAATAAGAATAACAACCCCCAATCCAATTTCCACCATATGATCTTGTGGATGTTGCATTAAATCATAAATAAATTCTTGAACATCAAACTTATTTTTATCATCTGATTCAACCTCTTCTTCATCTTCGTCTGATTTTTCATCGGGATCAATGTCAGGCTGGGGATCATCTTCTTTACTCCCATCGATATTCAATTGCGTTTTACATTCATTACTCAATACAATTTTACCAACATCAACATTTCCTCGTACTGAACTCACATCAAGATAATTGGCACAAATGGGCTGACATGGATTCAATGAAAAGTCGCGTTGTAATACTTGATCAGAGTCCTTTAATGCTCTCATCTCTTGACATTTTGCACTTAAACAATCAGGACGTGGAATGGGTACACCAGGTTTTAAAAATTTCTTTAATTCTTTATCTGGAACAGCACATGCACATTCATCATTGTTTGGAAATTTCTTACAATATACCTTCACTGCATGTTCACACCACGCGGGACGCGGTAATTCACCAGGTTGACGAGGTAATCTACACGTTTTTCGACATCGTGCATCACTAAATAAATTATTACCCGATTTACAATATGCCTCTACACTCTTTTGATCACGACACCGTTTTTTAAATTCACCATCCTTATTTGCCTTTGGACACCAATCAGGATTGCAAAATAAACCAAGTGGTGTCGACCAATCAGCAGCCCAACCTTTAAAACAGTCTACTTTATATTTACCATCGCGTAAACGTTTAAAACATTCTGTATCGAGTCGATTTATACCCATCTTGCCTTTCTTCATTGGACATTTTTTAAAACAATAATCACGAAAAACAGTATCCTTTTGTTTACGAAATTGATCTAATGCACCTGGTGTTGGATCACAACAAGCATTGTCGTTTTCCTGTGGCCATGATTTTACATAACAATTCGATTTATCAAAACGATTATCCGACAATGCACCATTTGTCCAATCACGCGTATCAGCAGAAATTTGTGTGCAATCTGCTTTATTCCACGAACGGGGAAATTCTTCTGCAAGTAATACACGTGAACGAGTAGCTGTTAACTTCTTTTGATAATCTTGCATTTTTTGTTTACCTGCGTTTACTTGCACCAATCGTTTTTCATAAGCATGCTGTTGTAATGGATCAATCCATCGACATGATTTAAAGTTTTCTGACATACTAAATTTAATATAGATCAATATTTTATATTTATCATGTGTCCTAAAAAAAGCATAATTTATCTTTTGGTTATGTATTAAATGCAATTAAACGTCACTTCATTATTAATTGTCATCCAGACTGTAGCTCTTTTGTATTTGGGATATCGACTATTTTTAAATGAAAAAAAGACACATGAACAGATGTATGTGTTAAATAACATGGCTGATCAAGTTCACCAACGACCATTACCAAGATATGAATCATCAAGACCGGGACTGCCACAAAAAAGTTTGATGGAAATGGAAGAAGAAAAGTTTTTAAGAGAAAATGAACCTCAAAAGGGACAACATCAGGCTCCACCCCTTCAACCCACAAATCCTGTCATTCGAGAGTTGAATGCACGTTCAAAGGCTGGAAGTGCTAAAGAAAGTGCGCCATTTGCACAGGCTGCTAATCAAGCAAGTTCATCCGCAATGTTTTCATCAAATAGGGGTGGAGATGAATTTGGATTTCTTGATAGTCAAGTAAATCGACGCTAAGTTAATTATAAAAAGGTTCAACAGTGTGAGGATTAATTGTTTGAGGACGATGAGCACTACCAACTGCACGAATATCACTTGATTCACATGATCCCAATCCAATACCACCTTTCATAGATGTTAAACATTTACCACTATACAAATTACGTACATGATTTGTTGCAGGATCTACATTAAACAACCAACGAGAGTTTGTTGCATTGCAAAATCGCTGAGGTTTGACCATACCATTTTCCACTGCAATACAATTGTTTGTGATATCTTCAATTTCACCATTTCCTAACAACTGCACCTCTGTTCGTTCATCATCACATGATGTAAATTGATTGCCATTGGGATGATAACAAAGACCATCACTGTTTTTTAAATGAAAACGATCTCCATGAAATAACCCAGTAAATGAATCCGTCACTTCGTCACCTGCACCTTCACGAACACCAACTAACGCCAACAACACCTTTCCATTTTGTTCAAATCGCAGAATATCATGAGTCGGCCATAATTCAATCACACGACCCTTTTTCACCAAACCAGATTTAAAAGGCGAACCAAATAAACCAACTGCCAAGAAATCTTCATCACTTGGACCTAAAAATTCATGACGTTGGCCATGCGCATCAAAATGAATCTTATGAGTAGAAGCCTCATCTAATTTAATCATCACCGACAAAGGATCTTCTCCATTCACCGAAGCTGCACCAAGAGCAAATGAAGTCACCATCCATCCTTGCGGCATGACAGGTAATCTAAATGTTAAACGCTCATATGCCCTCCATCGAACCTGATGAACTGTTTTGTCACCCTCAATGTGTTTTGACCAACTTTTCCACATCATCTCCTCTTTGATATTGATTTGACTTGATTGGTGTTCAATTCCTGAGTACGGTGGGACCATGCCATCAGCACTCGAGCGATTAACGTGGGCGGGTGGGGCAGCTCGTTTGTGAACTCTTGAAAAGGTTTGTAGTTTGGGAAATGGGATAGAGGGTTTAGGGGCTCGTTCCTTAATTTCAGCTTGAAGAGAGTCCGCAAGAAAAGATGCACCATCTATATCATCTACAGCCGCGAAAAATGTTTCATCTTTTTCAGGTTCCAACAACGGAAGCTTCCTTTTTTGGCAATTTATGAATAAAAACGCTCCAACAATACCAAGACCTAATGCTGCAACTTCCGCATTCATTTTATTATAAGAAAGATAATTTATTTATTCTTCATTTTGTTTTCATTGATTGACAACGTCCGATCACTCGTTTAAACTCAATAAACTGTTTATATGAAAAGTAAAATTCATCGTGCAATATACCATTCACAAGAGAACAATGGTGACGTAAGGAAAATGATGTACGTTGATATCTTCCCAATTTATATCGATTAGTAATTAAACCCGATAATGGGTCATCATCAACAACTACACAAGAATAATTAACCCCACCAGGAATCATATTTAAAAGTTGAGTTTTGGCCAATCCTGGACGAATTTCTTTGATACATCTTTGAAAACGAAGAAGTGAACATGCCTTCATACGGTGTCGTCGACTGTCCATAATTGTAGTCTAGATCAACCTGCGATATATGTAAAACGAATGTCAAAGGAAGCATCTTGGTTATTAAATAATACCAATTGACCATTTGGATCTTCAAAACGTAAACTTAATTTTCTAAAATTTGCACCCCTTCGAAATTCCATTGGATTACATATGAATTTGTTCATCGAATAATAACCATAGGCAACATCCATTTGAAATTTTGCAAAATATCGTGCACGACTTGCTGAAAACGAATTGTTCAAACCATCGATATACAATAGAATATAATCATCTCCACCAATGTTTGCAACATTAGGTGGACTCACATCAGTTGCAGGACCCACATCTTCTTCAATATACCCCAATAAATAAGCAGCAGACGATGAAGGCAGCGGATTTGATCCAAACAACATAGTGATCGTACCTCCTCCGTCTGTTCGATTAATTTCAAATTTTCGAGTTGTGGTGTTAAACACACACGTTGATTTTGCACCATTCAAAAATGTTGCACCATTCAATTGTGTTTGAATTTCAGTTGCCAATTCTGCAGCTGTGTAATTACCAGCTGTTAGTGTCAATGTTACTTCACTCACTGCGGGTGATGCACTTGACGTAGCCACAAATTGATTATTTTTTGAATTGACCGGATATTGGGAATGTGGAATTTGAGATGCAACGATTTCAGCTCTTACTACATGTTTAATTGGTGGAATAAAAAGATCACATCGTTGGGGATCAGGAAATGCAGTTTTATCTCTATCCTTTGTATTAATATTGATAATTTCTGTTCGAATCAACTTATTATCCTTAATGTCCATTTATATATTACTTCAAAAAATTTTTACCAAATGATTGTAAGATTCCAAGTCTGATTGATTGTATAGAATGGCAGATTTAAAATATAAAAGGGTTGAAGATTATATTCGAGAAATACGTATTTTAAGATGCAAAAATGAAGAACTGCAGCGTGATGTCAAAGATTATCGTGAAAAAAATGTGGATTTAGAACATCGGGTCAAAGTATTAGAAGACCGTGATGCTTTTCATTATCAAGAAGATGTCATTTGTGATTGGTTGTCGTCATTTTATCATCAAGTATTAATGAAACGTGTCATAGAAGATGGCACTTTACCGTATAAAACATGGGAACAACTCAGTAATGCTTTAACCGAAGAATACAATAAAAAACGCAAGACTCCACTTTTAAAATTGAAATGCTGTCGATTAGTTGGTATTACAGAAGAAGTGTGGGATCGAGTGTATTTGTATAAGAAAACAAGAAATTCAAGATGTCATCCACAAACATCGTGGAAAGAAGCTAGAGATGTTCTGTACACCATGGGGGAATGTAAATATAAACGTGCCCTGTCTAAAGTATTTGATATGTTAAAAGATGTTGATCGTTCAAAATAAAATATATTTTAATTCTTTTTATTATTTAGTAATATGCCTAGACCTGAATGTAATAATGATGAACTGATACAGGCGGTTGATGTAGCATCACAATTTGCTGATTTCATTTGCTATAACGCATGTCAACAAGATCCTGTTCCAGATTGGATAAAAGAACAATTTTATGAAGATGTAAGTAATACATTTGATAAATGGAATATATCTTCGTTTGGAAACTTTGCTCTTCTTGCAAAAACCCTTGGTGATTATGATCGTTTCAAAGATGTAGTTAAAGCCTATGGAAGGTATCACGGCATCACATCTGAAACTAGTAAAGATGAGATGTCACATATATTGTTACGTTCGGTAAATGTAAATTTGGATTTGGATGAACATTAAAATAAATTTTAATTCTTATTATTTATGTGCATTTACATAAAAAAAATCATATAACTAAACATTAAAAGAAATACACCATACGCGACATGTGCAGAATGCGGAATGGATTGAAACATTGCTAAATTAGGAGATGCAGCAACATGTACACTATGTGGTGCCAAGGTCCAAAATAAACCACCGGTCATAGTCCATAATCCTAAAAACGTCTTTGGTGATAACATTTATAATTAACCTATAATTTATATTCACCAACAATCTTTGCATCCTTGGGTAATTCTGTGACAGGCGTACCCATCTTCACACTAATACTACGTTTACCATCCTTTCCATCTTCATCCTTGAGTTTTTGTAAGACCATTTCCGACATTGTCTTATGATCATCTGATCCAATAAACTTTTCATCTGCCATATCAATTTCACCCGCTTCCAATCGTCGTTTGAAATCCGCAGCACGTTCAGCAGCCTCTTCCTTGCGTTCTTGCTCCAATTTGCGTTCCTTCGCAATACGAGCGTCCATCATGGCTTCGGCTTCTTCGACATGCGTCACATCTCTATTAATAAATTTAGCTAATTTATCATCTCTATACGTCTTTTCTTCCAAACTGTCGTCGGCAGGCGGAGGAAAACATCCGAACTCACCCATAGGAACAGGATACATATCTGCAAAAATAAAATTCTTACGTTCTAAATACTTGATGTGAGAATTCAATGCAGCCATGCTAGGAAAGGCACCCAAAAATGCAACACCACAAAACATATCCTTATCGGGTTCATCAGGACGTACTACCATAATTAACCCATACTTTTGCTTTTTTGGTGTGGGAATACCCTCACGCATCTTGTCCATAATGTCATCTGCACTATATTCAATACAAGAACGATATTGACCCGCCAATGTCGTCTTCATACTACCCTTGTCCATCTTATCCATGATTTATCTACTAAGTTAATAAAGTACAAGACAAATTTTCATTTAATCTTACGCGCATCAATTTTGTATTAAAAAGTTTATTGACTAATGCAAATGAACTATCGCGACTTAAGTAGTGCTATTCAACTCTATGAAAAACGATTGAGACGATCTTTGGTTCGACCCCTTTTAACATACTTTGATCGATTGTATAAAGAAAGTACACAACAAATTCAATCCGAGGGTGCGTCGCGTATTATTACTAAACAATTAAAATACATTCCAAAATGGAATGAACAACAACGAAATCTTGTTTTTCAATTTATTAATGAATCTATCCCTGAGAAATTTCGTGGAAAACAATTCGAAGATGTACTAAAAAAGATCTTTATTGGAAATGGATTGTTAATGAAATTATTACCTTCTGATACAGTTATTTCAGATGAAGACATCAATTCTACAGAACTTAATGTAAACGTACCAAACCCTCAAGTGTTCGTTCACCAAGTACTCATTTCAATTGGTATTGAATTTCTTGACAATGAATGTGCCTATGAATGGCCATCACGGTCAGAATTAAAGGTCTATGCAAAAAATGGAATCGATGCCGCCATCACTGATCTGTTAAGTTATCAAGGTATGCACGAAAAAACAGATGAACCAATACCTTTAAAATCATCTACACTTGATCAAAAACCAAGTCCACTTGATGACGTATTGGACAATTTTAAAGAAACCCAAAAGAAGGAATCAGATGTTGAGATTGACGACAAAGAACAAAGTGCTGGTGAAGTAGAGGGAAGTAGCGATGAAGAAAAAGAGGTAGTCGTAGAAGAAGATGAAGAAGAAAAGGAAGAACCACCAGTTCAATCATCATCACCCACACCTCAACAATCTGTTCTTCAAGATCTAGGATTCACATCATAATAATTATCTTGGGTACATGTAAATCACAGATGGAAATGTTAAAAAATCCCCTTGTTGTTGCGGCCATGGTTGGCACCTTTGTGTATTTTGGACTTGAGTCATTTAAACCAGATCTTGTATATAAAAAACAGAACAACCCCTATCCTGATTATGTAAATGCCGCTTCTTTGTCTGCAGTGGCCGCATTATTTGCCTTTTTAATGGTCAAAAGACAACAAGAAGGACTAGCTTTTCAGTACATTGATAATTTCAATGACGGCGGTGATCTAAATGACGCAGCTGGTGCATTCCACGATGTTCCACCCCAAGGCGACCTCATTTCACCCTTGCCGCCTTTACCAGGTCTACCCGTTATGCGTCAAATGTAAATCGTCTTTTGGAGTGTCTCGGATTATTGTGATTAAAATATGAACGATCACTTCGACCCAAAGAATATCGAATAAACTCATTTAAATGTCTTTTTGCATGATCACTTCTCAGCGCGGCCTCGGTTGCAATTATTTTACCACTATAATGTGCATCAGCAATATGATAAAAAGTCCCCGCACTGTGTAGACTGGGTGCATCGTGTATATATTGAAATGCAAATTGAATTGCCTTTTTAAGATATTCCGTCATCACCCTTTTACTTGCCTCTCCAGAAAGCGTTGATTTTAATGCACTCATAGGAGCATTGCTGCTCAAATAATGAACATAATAATCATTTGCATTTTTCATTGTTGGGTTATTTTCAAATGCAAATAATGCATTTTGTAATGGGGTAAGCTGGCCTTTAACACACATACCATCTTGTAATCTACAATTCTTATTTGCCAAACATGCACCAGCGGGTAAATTAGTACAGACACGTGCTTGCATTTGTTTTGGTTCTAATTTGACAGTGGCAGAAGAATCATCACTTTCTTCACCTTCAAATTCTTCAACTCCTTCATCTTCACTTTTTGCACCACCAAACAAGAATGTACCAATCCGGCTAATAATAGATGGTTGTTCTTTTACCTCTACCTCTTTTGCCTCCAATGCCTGATCTGCTTGTAATACTTGATCCGCCTCTTCTGCCTGATCTGCTTGTAATACTTGATCCGCCTCTTCTATGTCATCAATGGTTTGTTGTACTGCTGCTTCTTCTTCTTGTTTTTTTGCAATGGCATTGAGCATGATCTGTTGAGCAGCCTCTTCCTTTTGTTTTTCAACGATTGCATCAAGTATGATTTTCTCAGCTTGCTTTTCATCCAATTCAGCTTTCGCCTCTTCAAATAAAATACTTGCAGGGATATCTTTTAACTCTTGACCGCTCATACCACGAACAATGGACTGACCTAGTTTCCCAGATTCATTTACACAGCGATTTGTCAGCGGGTTGCGTATCTTACCAGTGTCGTCACATGGTGCAGACGATGATTCAAAAGGTGTGCGATTTAAAAGTTGTTGACCAACTCGACCTTTCTTCTTTACACATCGACGAGATCGTTTGTTTAACATGTTGCGGATTTGTTCATTGTTACATGGTGTTAAATGCTTTGTCAGCATATGCAACGCGTCCAATGCTTGACTACGTGTCAACTTCATTAAAAATTCCGGTTCTAAACCATATGAATACAAACCTTGTTGTAATTCACGATCGTTTAAGTATTCAAGAGATTGCATTTTATTATACTACACTAAAAAAAAATCAAATACGGCGTTGCATGAACAAACTTGGTGAACTAAATAAAGACCCAATTGGGGCACTTGAAATACTACCTGAACTTGGAATGATTTGAACTTGACCATTTGATTCACTCGATGGTTGATGATACACAACAGGCACACTACGATTGCGATTGCGACTACGATAAGAACCATACGGGCGGTGATTTACCACAAATTCATCCATTCGATCAAAAGCAGTTTTTAGATTGGTCAAAGCCTCATGAAAATCAACAGGAGCCTTTAACACTAAATCATTATTTTCAATGTCAAAACACCGTTCTTCACACAACATTAACATGCGACGACATTCTGTCCGTAACATTGAATGACATTCTTCATGAATTTTTATCATATCTGAAGAATCTGTATGTGAACAATATTTACAGCGAACACAATCACAATTATTTAATATATGTTCAGTCAATGACGATTTTACCTCAATTTCGTCTTTACATCGGGGACACACAATTGTTCGCATTCCACATTCTTGAACATGTTTACATATCGCGCCTATGTCACCTTCCTTTGAACAATATGGACATTTAAACACCATTCCCCTTTTGTATACCGCATGCAAAAATTGAATGGGTACACGTTGAATACCATAAATACCATAACGGGGTGATTCAAGAGGTGGCGGACCTGATGAAAAAATGCGAATTTCTGCAGACATCTCTGGACTAACTGCCAAAATCTTATACTCATCTGAACGACAAATTGGACATGGAAATACTATTTTATCATCTAAAGTCATTTGATTTGATGAATCCATTGAACTCGTTGCATTTGCACCATTGTTAATACACTCGTGACATGCGATGTGATTTTGACACATTTGGAATGGTAAATAGGCTTCATCCTGACAAATACAACACATAATTAATGATTCCTTCTTTGAAAATGTTGTAATCGCTTCTTCTTCCTGTTCTTTATCCTCTTCACTCTTTTCTTCTCCACTCTCATTATCACTCTCTCTTGGTCTTTGTGTCAGTGTCAATCGGGCTCTCTTCCGTCGTTTCCTGTTTCTCGTTCTCATCTTCACTATCCACCACCGCCAATTTATCTTGAACGGAGATAATATTTTCTTGATTTCGATGCACTTCCGCACGATAAACCGCTTGTCCCAATAAACCCAAAATACATGTTAATACAATTGTTAATGCCAATTGTTTGTCAATCATATTACTTTATTACACAGTTTTGATAAATTGCCACTTTAAAATACTACACGCGCGTTTCCACATGCGATCTTGATTAATCACTAAACCCGAATCTTTCAATAAATACATTTGCTGCATTTCATCATCCATATCCAATAATTCAAAAAATTTACGTAAAACATATGGATAGGAAAAGAAATTTTTTCGCTTTGGAGTCTTGACCAAATGAAACACATCTTCTAATTGTTTAAACATTTGTATCAGTTGATGCATAACTTCTTTTGATAACCGTATTGCACGAAAAGATGGATTGATTTTACGTGTAATCAATACACAATGGTCATAATAAGCCTCTTCACCCTTTTCACGTAATATACGACGAACATCAATTGGACGAACAAAATGAAATGGATTATCTGGGTCAAATTGACGAAGTCTTAAAAATTCACGTTTTAACATTGCAATCAATTCATCAGGAATATCCTTTTTTTCAATGCCTTGAATCAAAGATAATAATTGTTGAAAATGACTTAATCGCTTATAACAATATGGCACTTTACGTGTCACACTACTTTGTTGTTGATTATATGTCAAATGACCTTCACCTAAATAATCATTCACCACAAAACCACAACCCTGACAAACATATATAGAACCCGAACTTACCAATTCTAAATTACATGTTTCACAATGTAATTGAGTTGTTCGTTTCTTTTTTTTTCTTGATTCCATTTCAGGAAAAAAGGTTATCCGAAAATCATTTACCAATTCTTGTTTTCTTTGTTTACATATACCCATCTCCAATTTAGCATGTTCTAATGCTGCATATTTTGTTAAATATGAAGAAGCACTCAAAATAAAGTCTGAGATTTTAACTCGTTTCTCACAATTGATCAATTCTTTTTTTAATTTACCTTGTTTTTTTTCAAGAGACTTTAATTGACGTTTTGTAGACACAATTTTGTTTTCGTGCCATTTTATTTGCTTCTCATCTTTTTGTAGAGTATAAAATGTCAAACGATCTTCAAGACATTTTAATCCACGCTGTTTTAAATCCATATTTCGTTGTTCAACTTCAAGCATTTTTGGAATACGCTCAGCATCTTGTTTTAATTCACTTTCAAGTTGTTGCAATCGCGCATTATAAAGACGATCCATTATACATTTAATAGGGTGTGTGAAAATTTTAACACATTTTTTTCGTCGTTCTTTCATTGACATTCTTTTAGAGATTTGAATTGTGAATACAAACATCATAATTCAAATGTATAAATTTAAAAATCGACATCGACGTAAATCAAAAAGACAACATTATGCCTTTTCCAAAGATCCAAAACGATATGCAAAACATTTTCAATCATCAAATACATATGATTTTGCAGAACAACCAAAACAAAATTCATCTAAATTAATCAAACCCTCACCTCTTAAACGAGAACAAGTCAAAAAGGAAAAACGAAAGGCAATTTCGTCAAGAGGAAAAAGTGAATCGTATTTTAAAGCCTTGAGTTTTCCAAAAGAAACCATTGTTCCTTTAACATTATTAGAATGGAGAAATGCACACAAACATCCACACGAATCAAAAACATATCCCTTTGATATCGATACAAAAAGTGCATGCTGGTGGGATACACACGACTTTCATCATCCACCCGTTGGATGTCCAGTTGACCTTGATGTTGATAGACGAACTTGTATACTCGAAGGTTTTTTTTGTTCATGGAATTGTGCATTAGCATATGGTATGCATTATCAAAAAGGTGATGTCAAATCAAATTTATCATGGCTACAATTACAATTTGCACGTGAAAAACGAAGGATGGGAATCGAACGAAAATTCCCAATCGAACAACGACATGATCGTGATAAACGTACTAAACTATTAAGCATCTATGAAGCCGCTCGAACACGCCAAGCACCACATTGGTCTCTTTTACAAAAATTTGGTGGTCCAATGACCATATCGGAATATCGTAATGAACACTGTCTTGATAATTATGATCGATTGGATATACAATGCATCCCTGAACATGTCAATATCCTTCCAGCTGGATTCTCTGTGTATATTCGCAATCCTAAACATCGACAAGTTGCCAATTGCCCCAAATCTTTACAGCCCATTATTCATCAATGTAAACCACGTAAACGCGCCCGAAGTCCTCTTATTCATCCTAAACGTAAACGAATTGGTAATGAAATCATCGATGCCAAAAAAATGATGAAAAAATTAAATATTCAACGAACAAAACCAAAAAAAAGAAAAACACGATCTTTATTGACTTAATTACAAAACAAATGATTTAAGTATCGCCAAATGCTCGTTTTTCATCAAGCATGTTCTTATAACCTAATATCATTGTACATCCTTTATACTTTGGTGGAATCACTTCTCTCATTAAATATTGAGCATAAATGTTCTCATCAACCAAACCATAGCGAAAATCGCGAAATGGCCCTGAAAATTGATAGTAAATAGTTGTCACATTCATTGTAAATATACATTTTTCATCATCACGAATATATGCCATTGCCTCAACCATCTTTGGACCTGACATTTCTTCATCTGGATCATTAATATCTTCATGAATTTCTCTTGCAATATCTTCAAAATCTGCATGATTTGTTAATGCAACTAGATATACATGTTCATTTTCGTGATTTGTATCATACGAAACAATTGCAAATGGCCATTCGTCATATGTAATCAATGAAAGAAATGTCACGTCTGACGTATTATAATGTCTCAGAAACCATTTTACTTGAATGTATGAATACACCCATATCATCCATTTCATCAATGGAATATAATAAGCCCACACTGTAAATACTAAAGCATTCACAATCACTAACCCCTTAAAGAAAAACCAACCACGTACCCAAAAATACAATAATAAAGCAAATACAATGAACTTAGATGCATTCATGAGGGTTGGGATGGTGATGGTGGTGATGAAAAATGATGTTCATTACAATTCATCTTTAAAGTTTGCTCAATTGTGCAAAATGTAGAGTTTACATCATTTAAATTTGAATTTAAATTTGAATGCATATGCCCATTCTTTTGTTCGGGGTTGTTATAATGCTTATGAACAAGTGCATTGAATTCATCGTCACACATCTCCACACCACATGATTTCATAATATGTCGAAGAACAATTGGAGAAAGACGGTTTGGATATTTAAAGACAGTAGAGGATATAGCCGGTAATGAAAAACGAGGATGCGCAAAAACATTTGAGTCTACTTTTTTGTCTTTACATTCAATTTCAATTATTTCAAATTCATCATCACCACCATTAAATTCTGATACACATTTCTCAACATTTTTCGAAGTACTCATTCCAACTCCAGCTTGTACAATATATTGATATTGAACACGAGTTGATATAAGACGCAAAAGTGGAAATATTGTCATATTTATTTTGTTGGGAACAACAAAGTATTAATATGACATCCGAAAAAAAAGGATACCATCTTATTTTTGAAACGAGATGTGCAAATATCACAAGATCATTAGCTGAAACGCTACGATCACAAAATTCAGGAACATTACATTTTGGACCCAAGGGATTAAATATGACAACATTTTCTGCTTCACAAACCTCTGCTATAATTGCAGTTGTCCCTGCTGAACATCTTGATGAATATTATTGTCCAAAACACATCCCCGCATATATGAAATTTGATGATCTGTACAATGAATTAAAACAATGCACCAAAAAAGAAGTTGTCCGTTGGACTATGCATGAAGACAAACCCAATATCTTTACAGTCACAATCATCAATAGTGCATTGGATTATACATCTGTTTCAGATATTTCACTTCAGTATCCCGATGAAAATGAATTGGTATTCAAACAACGACACCTTTTTAATTTATGGATGGAACTCCCATCTGATCTTTTTTCAAAAATTATTAGCAAACATAAAATCATTGGTGATAATATTCAATTTCTTGCATCACTTGATTCAAAAACAAAACAAACATACCTTCATTGTTTTACACGAGGCCAATTTAAAGTTAATTGTACTAAAACATCAAAAAGTGTCGTGTCAAATGCATCTCCTGTTGAACTATACGATGGAAAAGAAGAAGATGATGAATGGCTCAACAAATTACCACCTGCTTCTTGTGATTGTCAAGAATATTTTAGTATCAGATCCATTGAACATGTCTTACGCGCACAACAAATGTCCAAAAATGTTCGAATTTATTTATCCACAGTTCCCGCGAAAGACGACCGTACCTTTTTACTTCTCAAATACAACATTGGCAAACTTGGATTTCTTTATGCCATTATCGCACCCTGTTTTAAAACAGAAATGGATGATAATTTTATTTATCTTCGTGACTTTGATGGTGATATTTCAACCTCATCAAGTGTCCAGCAATTAGAAGGCACTAAAATTTATAACAAGTGTATTGAACAAACCAAATCGTCGCTTTCTGAAACAGTATTGGCATCAACCAAACGACCATCTGATAAACAAGATACCCCCCCTGCTAAACGCAGACAACTTCCTGAAAATACAAGGGAAGAAAAGAGTGATGAAGAAGAATATGTACCATATTCACCCCCACACAATGTCTCAGAAGCTTCAGAAGAAGAGGAGGAAGAGGAGGAAAATGAAGAGTTTTTTTCACACTTGCGTTAAATGAACACACAATTTTTCGTTGTACATTATAAATCATATGAATCGTTGTTTTGAAAAAAGTAAATTTGGAAAACATGATGCATTAAAAGAATATGACGATGAACATAAATCAGGACGGTATATTTATCGATACAATCTTGATAATATTCCAAAAGGTGGTGTAGTGATTGTCAATGGACGGACAAATAGCGGGAAAACAACTTTAATTAAAGAAATTTTGTATCACCTACGTTATCGTTATGATCGATTTGTTGTTATGAGTGGATCAAGAGATACATCAGAAGAATTAAGCCAACATGTACCGCCTGTCTTTGTATTTGATGGATTTGATGCAGGAAAACTTGATGAAATTTACAAACAACAAGAACATGATGTTGCCGTTGGTAATCCAAAATCTCTTTTAATGATATTTGATGATCTCATGTATGCACGTGGGACCATGTTAAAATCAGAAACCTTTCGTAAAATTTTTATGAATGGACGACATGCAAAGATTTTACTACTTCTAGCTATGCAGGATTGTAAACAATTACCACCAGAATTTCGAACACAAACTAGTCTTGTATTTGTTTGTAATGAAAAAAATCCAGATCGACGTAAACGTATTTATGATGCCTTCAATCCCATCTTTAAACGACATTTTGAATTTGATGAAATCATGAAAGAATGTACCAAAGATTATGAAGTAATGGTTCTTGATAACTTTCAAACAAAATCAGATTCCATTTCTGATAATGTTTTTTGGTATAAAGCAAAACCTGGACGTGATTTTCGAGTTGGTGATCGCGCCTTATGGCAATTTAGCCGACGTCTGTACAACCCAGCACATATCCTACGCAATCATTCAAATCCTGATAAAGTCAAAGCCATTAAACAAACATATAAAAAACAAGAAAGTGAGAGGAAACGCAGACGCCGTGAAAAACGTATGCGAAAACAAATGCGAGAAAGACACCGACGACCCACCTTATATGATGAACCCATGCCACGACCCACATCCTCTCGATCAACACTTCCTGTGTCACATATCAACATCCGAACTTTAAGTGAATTATAATTAAATGAATATTTCTAGTGAGGAATTTATTGGGATATTATAAGAATGTCGAAAGACAACCGTAACATTTATTTGTATGAACGGACTCGATCTTTTGAAGAACGATCAAGTGAAAGTAACAGAATCAAAAAAAAATATCCAAAACGTATTCCCATCATTGTTGAAGGAGATAAACAAGTTGAACTTAAAAAAAACAAATATCTCGTTCCATATGGTATGTCCATCGCCATGTTTATCCATCATCTGCGAAAATCAGTCGCATTAGAAGCAGATGAAGGCTTTTTCCTATTTGTTGAAGGAACCCTACCAGCCATTGCTGGTACAATGGGTGCTTTATACATTGAATATAAACGAAGTGATGGATTTTTATACTGTCTTATCTGCAAAGAATCGACATACGGTTGATACTTCTCGAATAGCTTCACGAATTAATCGTCTAGATATACATTTGTGTGTATGAATCCTTAATTCACCTGTTTTACTAAATGCATCAATAATTAAATAAATACCCATACCTTGTAATTTTTGACTAATTGTGTGAGATCGCAAAACATAATCCCAATCCTTCTCATCCTCACGCTGTAAAAAAAGATGGCGTGGAAAATATGGCGTTAACCACACAAACATTTCCTAACACATTTTATTTTCCTTTTGTAAAAAGTATCACAATGTCCGATCATATCCATAAAGTCTTACTAGAAAAGAAAAGACAAACTGAACAAAAATTAAATGATGCTGAACACATCGAAATACAAAGTAAACGTGGACGTAAAGCCAAACCAATCACATCCGTTATACAACGAGGACCAAGAGGTGGTTATTATTTTATGCAAGGTGGGAAAAAAGTTTATTTATCCACACGACATTGATGCAAAGCAACTTCTGTACTCAAACGAAACACCGTATACGGTGAACGTAATAAATAGCTACCAACCTTATAAAAGACATATTGATCTTCATACAACATTCCCACACCATTCATAGCTGTTGCGTAACTACATAAATCCTCAAAATATTCAAATTCACGAACAACAGATGTCAATTTACCAACACGGTAACAAAGAATAAATCCACCATCATCTGACATATTCCAATATTGATTTTTGAATTTTGATTTTAAATTTGAATTTCCAAACAATTATGTACCCCTACGTTTTACCGAACGGACAGAAATAGTCTTTCCTTTACCTTTCACGAAATACAAACGCTTACCACTGAATTTCATACCAGGCAAAGACTCTTCCACACGCGCTTTACCCACCTTTCCAAACTTACCATTCTTTTTCTTTGCAACCTTCACCGATTCAACACGACCAACTTTACGACGACCTTTGGGAGGACGGACATAATATAAACGACCAGGTTTACGCTTCACACCAAGAATTGCCATTTATCTTCTACAAACATTTTTCTTTATCAACCAAACATTAACACATCTGGTAATGGACCTACCATCTCATGACCCATCCGAACTCGTGGCAACCCACCCAATATCACCAATAAACTATAGGAGATCGTTCGAACCCGATCAGGGTGAAGATGTTTAACCAACAAATCAATCTTCCGCATCGTCGGTGTGTCAATAGCCCCAGTTAATGATGCAACTACTGCACCCAAATGATATCGCTTAAAATGCTCAGCTACCGCGCGTGCATTTTCACCTGTTAATACATATGTCGGACCTTGACGTCTTCTGACAGGCGCATGTTCTGAAGGAACCGCTGAGCCACGACGTCTCTTACGACCACTCATCTTACTAAATAAACACTAAAAAATCTGGAAGAGGTGACACCATTCTCCCTTCAATATTCACAGAAGGGAGTTTACCCATTTGATCAACCAAAATCTGAGGAATCAGTGCATTGTTCACTAACCGACCTGCTGCAAATTTCGCAAGATTCAATTGAGACGTACTCACTAATCCATCTTGATGTGCACCAATAATCCCAAATGCATATTCAATAAAATGCTTTTCCAAATGATCACGAGAATCCTGGTCTAACACACGACCACGATCAATCTTCTTCTCATCATCAACATCATCCACAAATTGAGGTGCTGAAATACGACGACGACGAACAGGTGCACCCTCCTCACGAATACGACGACGCATACGTTTACGACCACTCACCTGTCTACTCATCTTACTCTCTACTATATATGCGCAAAAAAATGAACATACTCAGGGGACCACAGACGTGTCTATCATTGCACCATACGCAGTAAGAGATCGATAAGCTTTGTCATCATAGTATATTCAATACATAACCAAACACTTTACTATATAAGACACAACACACACACAACCCAACTTTCCTTATGGGCCCATTTTCCAATAATTTCAAATGATGTAACGTAAATATAGTTTTATTTGTTAAAAAATATGTAAAATGATAATCAACACATCGTATTTAAGACGAGTACCTGAGTAAATGAGCACCCGAGCTGATGTGACTGACGTTCAACGAGCGAGCAAAGACCAGGAAGTCTCCTGCAACCATGGTAGAGGCAGAGAAGGTGAAAGAGAGACGGGCATTGTCAATTCGCGAAAAGTTAAGAGATCCAGTGGGGTCGGGTTGCTCGGGGTGGATAGCAAAACTGTAGACATAGACGTGCTTATCCGGAATACGAGAGTGATGTTCGAATGGCTGAACCTTGCGGAAGTACAACGGGTCACGAGCCTCAAAACGAGAGTTGTTGTTCAGCTTGAGCTGCATAGTGGCAAAGGCCTCGTTTTCATACTCACCAGCTCCTTCGTTACCCACAAAGTTGAACCAGTTGTCCGCGTTCTTGTTGGCAGTAGAACGGTAGAGGACAATCAACTCCTTGACGGGATGGTTGAAGAACAAGTCCACGTTGAGAGAAGTAGCGTTGGCAGCCACTGCGTTGGGACCAATCATCTGCGTCTGAGTAATCAGATACTTGTGAGTGTTCTCGGCAAACCACTTACGTTCAGGGTCGTCCAGGAAAACACATTCCGCCATGATGTGAGGATCACTGATGACACCATCAGTGGCATCCACCACAGTGTAAGAGGCAGCGGTCGAGCTGACAATAATCTCCGCCTTGGTCTTGAGGGTAACACTGATACGAACATCGGTCAAGTGAAGAGCAACAATGGGCAAGGCGTTACCAAACGACTCACCAAAGTAAAAGCACAGAGGAACATAGTACGCAGAGGTATTCTTGGCAACTTCCACAAGCTGCTGAGTAGACGAAGACTTACCAGTCAGGATACCCAGATTCTTACCTTCAGAAACACTCAGTTCATCATAAGCATGAAGATACTCCGGTCGCAATTCGTCGAAACAAGTACCACCCATCTCCAGCTGAACCTTGTCAATGATGGCACGACCCACGTCGTCCACATAACGCGCGGCACCGTTACCACTATCTAACTGACTCAACTTAAACACTAACCACACACGACTCAGGAGATCGCAATTACGCACAACCTCAACAATGTTTTTCTGACTATAGTTTAAACCGTTCTGAAACTCAAATCGCTTCGGCTCGATCTGGAAAGGAGTATGCCGCTTGTGCACACGCTTCCAGAAGGTGATCTCCGGGTTGATCATAGTATCAAGATCCTGCCGACCTAACGTTCTCACACCTGACACAGCTCCAGACATTGTAGATTAATAGTTACATACAACAAAGAAAATAATTTAGACTATTTAGGAAATTAAGACACTTTATTACCATGAATTTACAAAATAAGGAATCAATGATCTTGTGCGGGTTTGGGTTTTTGGTCTGTACTTGGATTTTCTTTTTTTACCTCTGTCTTTTCTTTTGCTGGAGATGGTGGTGATTTTTCTTTGTGTAAATCCTTAAAATAAGTTGCGTTCCACTTTCCAGTTTCTTTCAAGATTTTCATATCTTGTGCAGTGAACATTTATAAATAAAATTCACTTTTTATTTTAGTAATTTCCCACATGTCTTATATGACCGTTGATGATGCTGCTTTTATTACAAATATGAAACAAGAGACATTTCGTGGTGCCATACACGAAACCATTGTACGTGTGCAGCAACAAATTAAACGCGCGTCTGTCATGGGACTCACAGAAACAAAATATGCCATTCCGCTATTTCATTTGGATTATCCGCGAACCAATCCAGATACAGAAGCAGAAGAAGTTGCCAAACATTTTCGCCAACAGGGGTTTTATACAAAAATTTTACAAGATGTAACTAGTCAACAGCCACATGTGTATGTCAGTTGGAGAACTAAAACCTTGGAAGAAAGAAAGAAGAAGCAAAAATGATCGATTTTAGTATTGTTGATATATGGTGTGAACACTGTAACAATAAATTTCATGCATCCTTTGATGATGTTGAATGGACAACTCATTATTTATGCTGTTGGTTCTTTCCCCACACCTACTATACTACACTGTGCCCATTTTGTTTTACCCACACAGCGTTTCCAACAAGTCCAGACATGAAAGAATATGTACACCGGTTAAATTAAAACATAGGGTTTATACAAAATGGTTGATCTTTGTGTATATAAAGATATTTTTGGTAAACCAGGTGAAGGAGTGCATTCACTACGATTTATGAACATCGCTGTTGTGGATATGGGATTAACATTGGCTGCTGCCTATCTACTTTCGCATTACACAACATGGACATTTATTGAAAGTTCGATTGGTTTACTTGGACTTGGGTTTGTCATGCATTGGCTTTTTTGTGTTGAAACAACATTAACAAAATCATTTTTATAATAGGTAAATGTATGGAGGAATTATCAAAACGCGAACTTAAAGAATATGTTGAATTAGGAAGACGTGAATTCGATGCTACATGTCGCACTTGTGAACGTGAACACACTGCATCATGGGGATTTGTATTTGTTGAAAAAACAAAACACTGTTTTTGTTCAACTCGGACATTTGTACGCGTGTATTGTCCCTACTGTCGCTACGCGCGATATGAAGATAAAGAATTGTTTAACACACTAATGGATCATCCAGATTTTAAACGATTTTGTCTATTACGTGAAAAATATAGACGACATTTGTAAGGCATGTATCATTTACTTTCGCATCACCACTAGAATGGTCAACATTTGAGCAAAAATCAAACCTGACATCAGCATTAATAATTTACTATCTTGTTTTTTCATAAATCGGATTAACTGCATATATTCCTTTTTTGTAATTGGTTTACTTGCATCCGCCTTATGAGCACGACGAGGTTTACGTTTTGCTAAAAATTCATTAAACCCATCAGGTGCCAAGGACAACGATGGATTTAATTGTTGAATAAGATGAGGACTTGGATCATTGTGTCTCTTTAATTCCCGTAACGAAGTCATATTGTGATTTAACATAGTCTAACAAAATAAAACTAATTTTTAAAAAAATCTTGATGAGTTATAAATTAAAGATTGTATGATGACAGATAGAGAACCATATAATTTACGAAAACGCCCATCCAGGGTTCGAACTTTATTTGGAAAACCATTAACATTAAAAAATTCTTGGTCTATTCGACAAATGAAAACATTATATCACACCTTAATTGGGCATAAAGCATCACGACGGATTCCAAAATTTAAATTGGCACAGTCCATACGGGAACTAGTTGCTGCACGTAAATGTTATAAATGGTATATACAACACAAATTTCGAAAAACAATGAAAGCGCGAGAGGCAAAGGAATGTTCAAACTCTGAATGTCCAATCACACTTGAACCAGTTGACTCAACAACAATGTTCCGACGATTAACTTCCAATGGTGTATGTATTGCTTTTGATCCCACTGCACTCATCTCGTATTTACTCACTCAAGATCATTTCCAATGTCCTATGACACGCGAACCACTCACAGCTGACGATGGTCTTGTTCTACAACATTTAGTTGAACAACAAAATATCGATACACAAGGTGTAAACATGTATATTGCATCTATGTCAGAACGCGAACGTCGGAAATTTCGGATCCGTATGACCAGACAAAAGGCATTTGATCAATTGTATACATTAATACAATCACAAACCATTGGTATCTTTGCAATGGTTGATTGTTCATTTATTGACATTGTTATCATCAATTATAAAGTATTTTGTAACACACTTTACAATTTTATTCTAATGGGTACTATCTTTAAAACACAAACCATTGCCATTATTGATCGTTTTATTACTTTATTAGACACATTAGAATGTGTATTTGAAAGTGAAACGGTTTTTCGAACAATTCAAATGTTTTTTACACAATGTCGTACAAATGTCATTGATTTTTCAAATGAACAAATTACACAAAATCGCATCGTTGATCTTGTTGTTGTTGACGACCCAGAAGATTCAAACATTAATAACATCTTTCTTGAAGTTAGATAACTCGTTCACTTGTTGGTCCATTTTGGGCATGTGGAATGATTTCATCAGATTGATGTGCATCCACAGGAAATCGACTGTGACTTGTCACCACTGGTGGGTGGTCAAATGCAGATAATGCTGAATCGCCACCATGATGCGTGTCCACTTTTGAATCCATCGACACTTGAATATCTACATGTTGCGGTCCTTGCGGTCGAGCTCTTGATGTTTCACTACGTTCTTTCAAATGGTTATATATTAAATATCCAATGATGGCAAATAAACAAATGGCAATAGCAGAATTTCTGGGATCCATCTTCTCTATTTACTAATTATAATTAAACTATAAAATTATAATCCATTTTCTAAAATTAAAAACAATAAAGTTGCCATGATACCAACCAAGAATTCCGTGTAATGGCATGATGGAAGGTCACCACAAGGACATTGTGCCACAATGAATAAAGAATAAGCCAATGGCATCATTATAAATAAACGGCGAGCTGACATTTATTATAATGAAATTAAAATTTATTGAACACGGACTCGATGAACAATGGCCATTCGTGGAAAGTCATCTTCAGTTGAATGATCTGCCCATGATACACGAACCCCCCAATTAAAATCCCATACCTCACCACCCATTTCATATCCACGCTCTTCAGATGGTAACCAATCTCGAAGTTCGTCTTCTGTTCTTGGTAAATCATTGTCGTGTTCCGGCATTAAAATGGAATCATGATCACGAACAATTTCTAAACCATATCGAAGAGCGTTCATCCATGTACGATAAATTCGAAAACCTTCATTTTCATTTGTATCTAAATTACGAATTTCAGTGACATACACATACATTTATAAAAATCACTTTTTTATTTTACGTCGTTTTGGCGAACTTAACACGGATACACATTTTGATTTTGTCGATTTTGTCGATTTTGTCGATTTTGTTGATTTTGTTGATTTTCTCTTTGATTTAGATTTAGATGTAGGCTTTGGTTTGGATTTAGGTTTGGATTTAGGTTTGGATTTGGATTTGGGTTTACGATTTGTTGATTTCTTCTTTTGATTCTTTCGTTTGCGTCTTAAATCCTGTGCCATATCATTTGTAATAATTTCATGACGGATATAAGCATATTCTAATGCACCTGATTCAATTGCCCATTTAAAAAAATTCAATTGAGCAACTGTTGTAAAGACAAACTGATCTGTATCCTTTGGGTCGTATATACCCTTGGGGTCATACAAAAACCGCTCGGTTCGACGAAATGGATCAAATAGTTGCTTCCCATCACGTCGTAATGTACTTTTGTAATCTTCAAATAAATCAATACGTCGTCCATTTTTTAAAATGATTGGTCGATATTTCATTGAAAATGTTGAACAAAGATAATCCATCAATCGTAAACTTATACACACCTTCCCTTTTGGTTTTGGCTGTGTACCAATTACCCGACGCAATTCTTGATAATGCGATTGATCACGAAAGAAATTTTTTACATCTTTCATAACCAACCCCTGGTGGTAAGCACGTTCTTGTGTAATGTATGTTGGTTTCGAATGATATTTAATAGACATATTGATATTTGAATTATGAATGGTTCTTTAAACGCGTGTTGTGTTTTAGAAAGGAAAAAAATGTAGACTTTTAGAAATTTTAAAAAATGTCACCTGAACAAAAAACACGGGCTCATTATATTGGACACACATGGTTACCTCATATTCAATCTTTATATCCTGACATTCATGGACCAATGTACAATTATCCTCAAATTCTTGATATGATGAATCTATATGTTCGTGAAGGTAAAGAAACACTCATGTTAAATCAACGCTATCTTGTTCATGGTCGTCCTCCTCTTTTTATCAAACGATTATTTGTTGGCCAATTAGATATTCATAAATGCAAAAAACAAGTGAATAAATAATTCAAAAATATTTATACATCCCATAAATAACATGCACCGACAGTTTGTTTTTTTCCTGACTCGTGATTGTGAACGATGTACTCAATTCATGAAAGAATTCAAAAATGCAAAAATTCAAGAACGCTTAGGTCTGAATGTCTCTATTTCGTATATGAGTTCACGGTTAGGACTTCCTGCAGTACAAACACCTGAAGGAACCATTTTATACCGTGAAACTGCTGATAGATGGAAAAATGATTTGACAGCATTAGTTCAACGCGAATACAAATATGTTAAACGACCAAAAACACCACCCACCCCCCCGCATTCAAAACATGTAGCACAAACTAATCAACAAAGTAAAAAAGACACTACAAAAGATCAACCCAAAAACGAAAAACAAGAAAAACAAGAAAAAGCAGATAATACGTCACCAAAATCAAATTCAAATTTGAATTCAAATTCCAATTCAAATTCCAATATTTTAATGGATACATCTGAACATTCTCTACAAACTCCAAAATCAAACGAATTCCAACATTTGAAAATCCAAACGCCTCATTATTCGAAACGACGTGAAGATCGACGAAAACGACGAGATGGATCACGGCGAAAAAAGCTTTGATCAAATTTTCCACATCATTGAAAACACTGGACGTTGGTGGGAACGAACAGATGGTGAAAGTGAAGATGAAAAGCAACCTTTTCAAGACTGGAAAGGCGATCGCAAGAAATGGCCTTCTCATCAATACGAATATGACGTGGAGAAGGACATCACAGCTATTATCATATGGGATGACTGTTTACAAGTATGGTGTGGATATCTAAATGTGCCATTTCCCATTCCGCAATGGAATCCAGATGTGCACGGAGGACGTATCAACTACCTTGGTGCTTACTTGGACCATTGTTGTGTATATGGTATCAACACAACTGATGTACATCACAATTTTATCCCCCCCTATCCTTTTGCATCAAAGGGTCAAAAATTTATGACCTTTACTGATATGCAAACAGAATTGTCTAATTTGGCACGTAAATATGTATGCGATTTGAGCTGTTATCGCGATTTACTCAACCTTCAAAATTCAAATATCCCAAAATGAAAAGTGGGAGACATTCGTTCAAATACAAAGGTGGTATTCGTGGAACCATTCATTGGTTTCCATCTTCTAATTTATACAAAGAACATCATGCATGCTATGGGTTTTTAATTGTTCCAACATGGGTTTCTGACTGGTGTGAAGATTTTATACGTGCAAATCAATATGGTTTCGTATGGACAGTGTATAAAGACAAACACCTCGTTGGACTCCATCCAACTCGTATCATTCAAGCCGATGATCATTCATACAAACAAATTGATGAATATCTACGAAATCTTGCAGATGAATATATTGCTCATGTGTCAAAATTGTAAAATACTTTTCCCATGTGTGATTGTAAAGTTTAATTATCAATGGAATACATTTTATTTCACTCCAAAGAATGTCCACATTGTGTACGGTTCATCAAGGAATTACAATCGTCAGGGGTCGAACAAGAGGTCAACATACGAAAAATTGAAAATCCCAAATTATTTGAACGGTACAACATCGAAAGTGTACCAACGTTACTCACACCCTCTAAACAACGACTAGAAGGTGGTGAAGTCTTCCAATGGCTACACGAACAACAAAAACAAGTCGCGCAAACAGATAGTGCGTCAAAAAATAAAAAGTATCTACGATATGCTATCTATATTGTGATTGGATTAAGTGTCGGGTTTTTTGTATACAAACGTGTTCTCCTACGATTCTTATCATCTAATGGATCATCCTCTGTTGAATCTGCTGCCACTGCAGCCGTTGAAGAAGCTAGTGCATTGGCAGAATCCTAAAAAAATAAACAACGATATATTGTATTGTAAAATAATTTATTTTCGAAAATTAAAAAATATATGAAAATACAATAACATTTTTAACAATACATTAAAATTAAGCAGTTCCTGGAAGACTAGCGTCCATAACAGTCGTATCACCAGCCGTCTGGAATAGATATTGCCAATCAGAACCATCCCACACCACAATAAAACCTTGACCAGCCTCACCAAGAGTCACTACATCTTCAGCAGCAGCTGCATTAGTAATTGTCAACGTCACTGTACCACCATCCGTTCCAAGCATCACACCCTTCACTTGACCAGCTGAAGTACCATCAGGAAGAGTACGCGTCTCTGCACCAGCACTGGTGATAATAGTAAAACCACTAGTCACTGAAAGACTACCCGTATCTGTAGAGTTTGTATCAGCGACAGCAGAGGGAATACACAAATAAGTCATCGACGCATTCGTCAATTTACCAGCAGAGGCGTCCCAAAGTAAATCTGTCGCACCATCCACCTGAAAATCGGCTTGGATGGTCTCACCAATGCGAATTGTGTCATTTGCATTGATTGGGTCAATGTTTAAAGTATTTGACCCGTCCCAACTCAGATCCACACCATCCTGTTCTGTACCAAAATGAAACAGGTTTTCAATGTGTAGATGGTTCAGACTTTCCGAGGGAATAATATAACCCATGTCATTGACATTATAGGCAGACATGAATATAACTTGTAGTTAATCAATATTTTTTTTTGAAAAAAGATTTATTTTCGTTTTAATCGCGGGTCGTTGTTTTGAACAAATTCAATAGTTCGCGCACTTTGTCGTCCATTTGGAAACACATGTTGTTTTTTTTCACGTAATTTACGTTCATTTTCATCGGCAATTTGTTGTTTTTCTTCACGAGTTAATCCCGAACTTGATTTTCTAGGATACGTTCCACGCTTATTTTTACCCATTTGATCCATCATATCTGATAATGCCTGCATAGTTGTAATTTAAAATAGAATAATAAAAAGAAAACAACAAAAATTAAGCAGTTCCTGGAAGACTAGCGTCCATAACAGTCGTGTCACCAGCCGTCTGGAACAGATAGTTCCACAGAGAACCATCCCACACCACAATAAAACCTTGACCAGCCTCATCAAGAGTCACCACGTCTTCAGCCGCAGCGGCACTAGTAATAGTAAGAGTAACGGTACCACCATCCGTTCCAAACATCACACCCTTCAATTGTCCAATAGAAGTTCCATCGGGAAGAGTACGGGTTTCCGCACCAGCACTGGTAATAATTGTTAAACCAGTAATGACAGAAAGACTACCCGTATCCGTAGAATTCGTATCCGCGGCACCAGAAGGCATACACAGATAAGTCATGGGTGTAGTGCCAGCGGCGTCGTTGAGAATAGAAGTTTCGACATCTAACAGATTGAAACTCTTGGCGGGAACGATGTAGCCCATAGAATTAACGTTGTAAGCAGACATTATCAAGTTTATTTAATACACAAGAAAAAATTAATCAAACTTCTTGATGCATACATTCGTGAATACAAAACATAAAAAAATATGCCAGAAGGGATCCTAAAAATCCACATGCATAAGTAAAAATTACAGCCACTGTCACATATGGACATTCATCAAATCCCTTATGGACAGTCACCACCAATGAAATAATCGCATAAAGAGCTACAATATATATAATCATTGGAAGCACATGTTTCATTTTTTTGAAAAATAAACTGATCATGTAAAACGCACATGTCAATGGAAAAATCATGGTATAGGCATCAGTAAATCGATTACATGGATACCACAAAAATAAACCAAGGCCAAATGTTGTCCACACAACAAATAAAGTTGTTGTCCAAAAAATAATACATTGATTACCCTTCTTTTCAACATCCATCACACGATCATTTGCCATTTCCAAATCAGACGACATTTGAGTTTTGAGGTTTGGATTTTGAGGTTTGGATTTTATTTTAAATATCCAATATCCATTAATTTTAATTTGAAAAAATAAAAAAAGAAAAAAAAAGATCATACTATAATTTTTTGAATTTTATTTTTTTTTTTAAAAGTGCTCTAAAACGCCACAAAATAAGGAAAATAAACAACATATTGACCCTGGACAGGGGTGGACACTTCCTCATTTTATCTTTAAAAAAGTGCTCTATTTCGGGTCGCTGAGAGCTGTCTGAGTGCTGTCCACCCCTGTCCACTTGCTGTCCACCCCCCCCTGGACAGTAAAAATGTTGAGTTTGAAACCGGAGGTGGGTCTAGCCCCTCATTTGAGAGGTCAAATGGGGGGTGGCCACCTGTCCACTCTATTTTCTTATATGATAAAGAAAATTTGTAATATAAAGAACATGACATAGTGGCCATGTACATAGTAGAAATAAGTAACATGAAAAAGGGTGGACACCTTGGACAGCTGCCCACCCCCAAATCGTAGGGTGTTTTGGTGTCGCTGAGACCCCGGAGAGTCATATGTTGCGTGTTTGGGCCTGTCCAGGGGTGTCCAGGGGGGGTGGACAGGGGTGGACAGCATATAGGG